CACGTGCGCGGACGAATAACATCAATTGAAACACCTTCAATCGCTGCATCTCCAGCTTCCAAGTCCATAAACAAAGTTTTAGATGAGTCCAAGGTGCGGGCAAGAGAAGTCTTGCCCACCCCAGATGTGCCACAAATCACAAGCTTGTGGCCCTTTTTTTCAGCTAATCGCTGTTCAGCAGTAATAATGTTAAGCATCATCACTCTCCTCAATATCTACTGAGACACCTTGCAGATGAACAGTTCTAGCTTCGCTCAACATTTCTTTAATGATCGGTGGAGCAGCATTAAACTTTGCTTCTGGAATAGTATAAGTCACCTTAGCATAATGCCGAGCGGTGTCCTCATCCATCGCATTGAGAGCCTTGACAACCATGCCAGGTTCCCACTCCACCTTTTTTCTAATGTTAACTTTGATTTTAAAGCCACTATCTTCAACGGTCACGTTACCAAAATCCTTACCCTGCTGACGCAATTTATCTTGCGCTCGCTCAAGGTAACGATCTTCTAACTCACCTTTAATGGCTTTTACTTTTTCCTGTGCTTCCGCAATTTGTTGCTCTAGCTCTTTTTTGAAAGCTGCAAGCTCGAGCAAAGATGTAGCGGAGGACACAGATAATTTAGTCTGTTTAGGCATAATTGCCTCCTCTGGGATTATAAAAAAAGAGAGTCGTTACTTCCTCTGATAAAGCCAAGATAGTGATTGATAGTTAACTTTGCAAGTATTTTCTTTATTTTTTTTTAGAAATTTTTATTTCGAGGTCATTTACAATCTTCATAAGTTTCTTTTTTAGGCGGAAAACAGCGGTTTCTAGACCCTTTGCATCTTCAACAATAAATTCTTCAGAACCGTCTTGATTTATCTCGTAATAAGTAAAATCGGCTACATAGGTGCAAACTTTTTGCTCGTTGATTACGATATCAAAACGAACTTGTGTTTTTAAATCACGAATATGGTTGGCACGCTGTAACATGACTAGTTGACCATATCGTTCAGCCTCCCATTTGCTGTCAAATAATATTCCCAGGCATTCAGTTTTCTTTGCATTGAATTTATTTTTTTGGTAAAATTTGTTGAACCTTGGCATTTTATGGTGCTTTCAATATGGAAAAAGATAATAAGAGATGGAAATCAGTAGGTATAGACCTTACCACCTACAATAAATTACGCAAGATTTGCGAGGAAGAAGATAGAAATATTAGCCAGCAAATAAAGCGCATGGTTAACCGCGAATACCGTGATACATTTAAAAATGACTCACTTGGCATAGGCTCAGTGGGATAACACTAGGAGGGCATAGCATGTTCAGTAAATTTATGAGAATATTTTTCCCAGCTTGTTTCCAAGAAGAAAAACCAAAGAAAAAGAAGCGTGGCAGAGGCAGGCCAAAGGGCAGCAAGAATAAGAAAAAATGAATATTTCTATCGGTGACGGATCAATGCAAAAGAACATAAGAGATGGCTTGTGTCCTAGATGCCAGACACAAATGCGACCTATCGAGGTGCATGGTCATGTGCAATGCGCCGTTTGCCACTTGGTTATAGAAGAATGCTGCCAAGGAGAAACCGCATCTTGTGGTGTTGACCCAGACGATTTAAGCAATAGCGCCGGGTCATTATCCTAAATGACAACGCAGCTTAGTCTTTTAGAACGATTTAAAGTTGTGTTAATGCCAAGCGAATTTGACCCAGATTTTAAATGGGCTGTTTGGGATAACGAAAAAGACAAAATGCGTTATCGTGTGACAGATAAAGATTACGCTGAGAAACTAAAAGGTTTGCTAGAAAAGAAGGGTTAGTCAGCCAGGGCTCTCATGCGGTCTACCAAGCGCCGTGCGCGGTTTGGCACTTGCGTATACCACTTTGAGTCAACCATTTCGTCTGCGGCCTTGTTCCAATCTCTAGCGTCAACACCAGCTTTCATGCCCTTGAACTTACTCAACCGAGGCCGACCCATGTTAAACATCATGTTTGCAATGATGTGCTGACATTCTTCTGGCAGCTCGTCAAAGTCTGGATACAATGCTTTGCATTCGTCAATCGTCACGGCTATATCAAGAGCAAACAACTGACGCACACGTTCTTGTTCAACAACTGTGCCTACAGGTTTACCGTATTCTTTATCATTTTCAGTGATTAAATGACCCACGCCACACGTTGGTAGAGCAAGATGATCCAAATAGATTTCGTATTTGCACCCCTCATCCTCAGCAATTTCTTCGCGTAGTTTATCTTTGTTCATTAAATAAGTCCTGCTGTTGCGCCGCGTATACCAAGGGCTTGCGCCACTGCTGGATTCTGTGCGGCCTGTTGTCTGAGTGTTGATTGCGCTGCTGGCTGCTGGGCAGGAACAACTGGAGCTTGCGCTATACCCGAAGAATTGTTCGGGTTTGTAACCTGCTGCTGCAACTGTTGAATCTGTTGACCGATGCCTGATGTGTCCAAAGTTGATTTTATCTTTGCTTCTATTTGAGCTTCAGCTTCTCTTTTCCCTTCTTGTAAAGCCTGACCAGAAGATTGCGCTATTGTATTCAATGCGCCTGTCATTAATCTTCCGACCAGGGATGCTTTATCGGCTGGATCTAGCCCTGTCTTTAGCTTTAAGTAATCGTCATAAATCCCTTTGTAATAGTAGCTTGTGCTAAACAGTCTTGAGAACACAAAAAGCCTGGCTAATTTATCTAGGTTTTGCAAAGGCCCGGCGGCTATGTTGGCAGCAATCAAATCACCGCCAGTAGCAGTTTGTGCATTTACTTTCAACATTTTTGCAAATCGCACCAGCTCTTCGCCTTTTTCATCGCCAAATATGGCTTTTAATTTACCACCTTCGTTAGCGTCCAAAATACGCTTTGAAAAGGCTGCGAGGGTTTTGCCGTCTGTTGTTAGCGTATCTCCAAAGTCAGATATAAGGCGCTCCATATAATTACCTTGTATCTTTTGAAGAGCCTGCTCATCGCCTGCAAATACATTCATTATTTGGCGAATGTCTTTTGCTTTTGTAGCTGCGTCTGAAATAACATCAGCAGCCGCGTCCACACCTAAATCAACCTCGCTACCACGTTGCAATTTAGTTAAGGCGCTACTTAGCTTTTGTGTATGTATTGCTGATTGAGCTTCTGCAAGCGCTCTAAGTTTGTCCACTACTGGGGCATCTTCCCCTACTTCTTTTATAATTGACTTAACAACGCTTTCGTCCATGTTTGACACAGAAGTTTTTTCTATTACCTTCGCAAGGTTGCGAATCTTATCTGCATCGGGCCCGAACAATTCATCGGCTGTCCTGCCAAGCTTTCTAATTGATTCCGCAAACGCGGCCCCTTTAAATTTGGTTGGGTCGAAATCATCTAAAGGATTTAAGCCTGACCTTACTAAGGCATCATTTAAATATTCGCCAGCTATGCGTTGTCTGAATATTTCAGATGAAGGCTGCTTTGGGTTCTTTGAATTGGCATAATCAACTGCCTTAAATATACGCCGCAACTTTTCAGGCTTATCATTAACAATGATTTTATCCAACCGCACATCGTCAATGCCAATGGACATATTCCCGTCAGCTTTTAGCTTCAGATTTTTTATAATGCCCGCGTCTTCAATATCTTCAAATATTTTTGCGCCTT